CCTGCCCTGATGCACCGCAGCCTCTTTGACGCCGACCCCTAATGCTCGTGCCGTTTCCGTTCTTGCAATAACTTTGGCTTTTTCTGCTGAGAAAGCATGATCCTTCCGCAATTTTGCCGTTGTTTCCCCGATAGATTGTCCAGTTTCAACCGCTTCTTCAATAATAACTTGTACCCGTTCCCTAGTCGTATCAGAGATACCCTTGATTTGCGATCTGGCACGTTCTCTAGCCCACTCTTCTCCTCGGTCACGAATAACATCGGGAGGCAGATCAGGCAATTCAGTAAAAAAGGACTTCGAAAAAACCTTTAAAAGCTCTTCGACCATCTCCTCTTCATACTTATTGTTCCAGTTCCAATCATATCCATCAATGTCTGCGACTTCTACCATTATCCTGCCCTATCTCGACCCTTTAAACAAGATTCGGGGTCGTGAGTAATGATATCTCCATGGGAGAGGCCCGTTCCACCACCACCGTGGACAAGCGTATTAGAATATGGGTGAAACCCACCATGCCCTTTCATATATTTCCCGTCTACGTGTACGCCATGGCCTTCACAAACTGAGTGCCATTTAGCCTCTGGGTCATATTGAAATATGATTCGTCCAAGAACTGGACTTCTGTCGCAATACAATGCTTGCCAATTCCCAACTTTTCCATTCATTATCCTATCTCCTCTAGGTAGGCGATCAACTCATCCCGTTCCTTGCGTAGACGTTTCGCCCATGTCGCTTCCATATCATCCTCTTCTTCGTTTACCTCATCAGGGTGAACATCACTAGCTGCCTTCTGTATCATTTCCGATAGCATAGCGACAGGCGCAGGTGATGGGGCCATGAATTCATCACCGCCTTCTTCGGCTTCACCATATCCTAGTAAGGAACGGCTCTCATTTCGTGTCAGGAATCCACCCTTGAATCCCGTATCTGCAATCTTCAGATGGAGTTCCCTGTTCTCGGGTGTCGGCTCCGTGTAATCAAGGAACAGGTTCCTGTCGATCAGGTGGACAAGACGTTCATTCAGGGCCTGCTTGATCCGTTCCAGAATAGGCTTCAGAATCCAGCGACCGAACATCACGTCCCCTGCTTCGGCATTGGCCCTGTTCACTGATTCGGTGATGCCCATCACAGAAGCAGGTACACCAAACGCTCCAAGGATAATGTCACGGTTCAATTTCCTGAGTTGTTCCAACTGCATATCCCGACCTGAGAACTTCCTGTCAACCCACTTTCCTCGCTCCAGTACCGCAACACGGTGGGCATTTGCCACGCCCTGATGTTGTTCTTGCCACCGAGAGACGAGTCGCTCAAAGTCGGTATCAGACAGTCCTTCATCAAACTGCAGGATACCTCCGGGCATCGCACCAGTGCTGAAGAAGTTCCGTGTCCACTGCGCTGCCATCTGCTCGGCTCCGATGTCCAGCATCATCGACTGGACCGTTCCAATCCCACGATATGGGTCGAGTGGGTTTGGCCGACGGATGAAGATGACATCCTCCCGCTTGAGAGGTATCTGCATTGATCCTATGGTGTACATATAGCCAACAACAAACTCAGTCGGATGCGGTATGGGCCGTATCCTATCTGGTCGTATGGGCCATAACTCAACAGGTTGTTTGCGCCGATCTCGGACAATGAGCCACCATATCTCGCCCGTCAAGGAATAGTGCTGGATGCTCGTCTCGATAAACTCATGCCGTGTATAGAACGGGTTGACCGCGGACCACAGATCAAGGATGGGATGCTGTGGCACGAGCTGGGATTGACCGTCCGGCATTCTGCGGAATAGCCCCCAAGGAACCGATGCAGCACTGGCTGAGATGCGGTCTACTACAGCGAAAAGCCATGACGTATTTGTCATGGCTGACATCTGTGTGACAGGATTGGTTCCCGATACCCCACCACCAAGACTTGAAAGCCCCGATCCTGTTGCCACTCCAAGCGGAGGTCTTGGTGGGGCTGCTTTAAATAGCGATTCAAACGAACGTCTAAGCAGTGTCATTATCGCTCCTTCCTAATCCCTGAGAGATCAGCAACAACATGGCCCCAAGACCAATAATAAACGCCAGCATATGAAGCAGATACAACCCATACAGAACTAAACCGATGCCAGCGAACTCCAGAATTCCGGCTAGTAATGTCCTTCTACCCATCGGATGGCTCATAAAGTGCCACCCAACCCGTAACATTGAACCAATCATACGTTGATCCACCTTATGTTCGGCTTCCCTTTTTGGCTCAACTCAGTCAGCCCCCACACGAGAGCATCTAATCTGTCTGGAGATTTGGGGCTGTCTGGTGTCCACGATACCATCTGCTGTTCTAATTCTGAGAGGTTGCCAACATGGAAAACCTTTTCCTGTTCATATAACGCAGCGATTGGCTCGGCCCGAATACGCTTTCCACGAGTCGCATGAACCGCGGTATATGGCACATGGGATTGGATCGTCCGCAACGTGTACTCAATCATATCCCCACCGTTGTTGACTTCCCCAATGATCCTGTCCGCTGCGTGAATCTCATACGCATCAATGGCTTTCGCCGCCCATGTATCGGGAGATTACTTACCACTGTAATCAGCCAAGACGTAGAACTCATCAGAGGATGCCCGACCTACAACGATGATACCCGTCTCGTCCGAGTCGCTTGTATTGGTCACGGCTGGATCAATTGCAACAACAACCCTCTCCATAGAAGGCACCTCATTGGCTGCCTTGGATCTCATCATGCCCCATTGCCATAACGCCCCAGGTAGATCGTCCAACCACTCGGCCATGATCTCTTGTCTGCCGATCCGTGTCCCACCGTATTGCTCCCGTAACCTGTTCTGGACATCTTCCGATAGGGTTGGGTTGTCGAATGTTGTGGCCCGTACCGTTGCAGTTGTCTCTAGCTCAGATAGGGTACGAACAAAGTCACGGTTCTTCGGGGTTGTTGTCACGATAGCCCTCGGATGTTCACCCAATCTCAGACCGAACTGGGCCTGATGCCAGCTTCCCTCGTTCCACAACGCCAACTCGTCAGCCCAAAGCAGTGACCATTGAGGCCCATTCCAGCGATTTGGTTCCTCTGATCCCATAAAGGCAACATACCCACCATCCTTATGATGGGCTTCTCCAAGGCTTCTGTTATACCGAAACTCTGTAGGGGCTATGCTAATCAATCCAGTGACACCCTCAGCACAGACATTCCTTGCATCTGCAATGGTCGGCGCACCGATGCCAACCCTAGCCCTTTTCCCATGTTCCCTCAGATGATCTAGTACATAATGGGTTCCAGCCATCGTCTTGCCAGAGCCTCGACCACCCAGCAGCAACCAGACGTACCACTCTCCTGCTGGTGGAACCTGATGCGGTAACGGCTCCCACTTGTTGACTGTATCTTCCCAGTAGTCACGGGCTGAGAGTACCTGCATAACCTGCCCGCTATTTATCATAGATGGCTCCTGTTAAAGCCTCAGCCGTGGCCTCAATGCTCTTGCTGCCGTCAATCGTAACGATAGTGTCTCCCCATTGTGCGACTAGGTTGTCCACCTTGGTCATTCTGCCTCTTATCCATGCCGGATCAAATGTGGGGCCACGCTGCATTATACGCCGTAGCGCAACGAGTTCGCTGACCTTGATATGCGCCAGTTTGAGCCAGCGTCCTTGTTCCTGCACAGCCCTGAAAAATGAATTATTCGCCAACCTATCGCCCTCCCCAATGACCAATGATGCCGTACATTGAGGCAACCAAGCTATCACTTTGGGTTGAACGTTAAATGACAGCCCATCTGTGCCACCATATACCTCTCGCTCGTAGCCTAGCTGCACTGTGCCATCGGCATATACCGTATGCTTAAAGGGCGCATCCTCCACTCTCCCCTCCAGCCCCTTTAAGGCAGATCGTACCGACGTTGTTTTGCCACTTCCGGGATAGCCTATTACATATAACAATGACGGTTTCATAATCGTAGGTTGTTCATTCTCCAATAAATACTTTTCAAATCTTTTATTCTGGAACGAACCTTTCCTCGTATGCTTCAGCAATGCTACAGCGTCCTTGGAACTAAATCCTGACTCTATTAGCAACAATGCAAGAAAAAGATTTGAGCGGTTACGCCCTCCATAACAAATTGACCAAACGCCAGCACCTTTTGCATAATCTGTGCTTATTTGTTTAATCAGCTTCTTCAATTTTCTTATGTCGTCAGGATACACATCAACTGTAGTGGGTTCACTTATTGGCAAGCGGTGGTATTCTATTCCACTTTGGCTACTCCAAAACTCTGCGTCTGCATGTTTATCATTAGCCATCAAAACAACGACATGGCGTATATTTCCTCGGGTTACAGTTGCTTGCTTAAACCCTGTATCAAATACGGTGGTTCTTTGTGAAAAGATTAGATTACGCTTAGCCCACCAAACTTGCTGCATCGCTTTCCCCCTTGATTATTGGTGAGGCAACATCTTTCATAGCATGGTAATCATAAATTGAATCAGACCAAGTGTAGTCAAACTCAGGCCAACACCGTCTCAATTCGTCACGAGTTCCAAGCCACCCATTAAGCTCACCTAGAGTCCATTCAGGGAACAGTTCTTTACGCAGTTCCCAAAAACGTTTAGATACTTTACCTTTGGGAAAATGCTTATAGACTTTTTCATAATGGCCTACTTCGCTGTCAAGAGATAAACCCGGATATTGACCGCCCTTCATAGCCTGTAAAAACTCACATAGAAACACCTCGGTATGATATAGATCCCAAGGCAATCCATGCTCCCTCAATGCGGTAGATAGTTTCAAAGCATAAGCATTTACTATTGCTATATCGGCTGAAGTGTTACCTTTGGGCGGAGTCTGTGGATATAGCATGTTCAGCATTTGCCTTGGTGTAGTTGCATTAACGGGCCGTATATCTGGTGTTTCCAACTTTGCCGTCCCCGAGCGTCGCATTGTTTCGAGTAGTTTCAATGTCCCATAGCGACCTGCGCCCCAAACCGTTTCCATGATGGAATCCCACATCAATATGTAACGATGTTTTGGTGATATGTCAGCATTTGCCAAATGAAGACCAGAGCAATTTACCCATTCATACCAAGAATCCAGATACCACTTCATTTTCTTTGGTGTCCTAGTGGCCCTACGTTCCCTCCGCATTGATAACCCTTTGAAGTTATCAACCAACCAAGGGAACAATTCATCCTTAGAAGCCTGATACCGTTGGTAGGGCCATGCAGAATTGAACTCCAACGCTGCTGGGACTGTGTAAACTCCTACATACTCACCTATACTCCACATAGCTTCTGCCTGCTTAAGTTCTTTATATTCATTTGCAACCATTACCATATGCGTATCGGGTGCTCCTGTTAATCTTGTTCGTTTAGCAAACTCAAAGAAACCCCTCCATAACCGCTCAGGCTTCACTGCTGCTGGGGTTAATGTACAACGTGACATATTATTTTCTAGTCCATACTGCTATGGTAATCAAACTTTCCCTTTCACGGTAAACTCGTACTCCAGTTCCTCTTCTGGGCGGTCATATTTTTCACGATCCAAGGGCTTCGCGCGCATGTAGTTTTCCTTCTCTGCTTCGGCCTCCATTGTTCCGCAGAACATCATATCGGTGCGGTAGTATAAAACTAACGAAATGCGTTCAGCGTCCTCGCTATGTAGGGTGATATTCGTATTCCCATGCCACTGGTGGGCGTCCATCAACAGCAGATCACCTTCCTGCATATTGACTGCAACCCTATATTCTGGGAACACAAGATTGCCACCTGAATAGTCTCCTTTGCGTAAGACCATAAGGCATGAGTAGCCGTCCTCTAAATCTCCCTTATCTGTATGGACTCCAGTGGGATAATTGTTGTTCACTGTCATGGTCGTGAATGGGGTACTGCTTATTCTCCAATCCGGCTCCATCTTCAAGGTTCTTTCCATCTGTTTCTTATAGCGGTGGTGAACGTATTTCTTGAAGTACTCGGCTACAACCTCAAAGAGTGGGTATAGCTGTCGGAATTCCGCAGTATTCCTCCCTGTCCAAGCTGTGGTGCGACAGAATGGAAACCTCCCCCCTCCCATTGGCTCTATGTTGCCCATAATGCTAGATGCGACATTGCGGTAGCGCACTTGCTTGATGTCTTTCACTGGCAGCGAGCCAGATGCGTGGCTACGGGCATCGGTCTTAGCCTGTATCGGGTGCAGTATTGGATATGCGGTACTGCAAACCTCCTCAGAGATAGCTCCGGGCAGATAGACGCACAATGGCTCTCCGCTGGGAAGCATCATTCTTGTTGGGCCTGTCAAGACTATATTGAAATCATCGTCCTGCAAGATACGCCCGACCTTCGCTTCCATCTCAGTCTGGCTTACCTTTGACCGTACCCTGTACTCCATAAGTTCCTGCATGCTAATCCTCTCCTTCACCCACCGTGGATGTAGCCAACGAGCCTCGCACCATCTTCAACAGCACCTCTGCCACTGTATCTAATCCCCACGTTTCCCCTAGAGTAAATAAGGCTTCCATTACTTCGGCATGATCGTCCTCATCAAAGTGAACTAGAAACGCCTTGTAGGTTTTTCCGGCTTCATTCACTGGTACATTGTCGTTACGATTAGCGTTCTGGTTGTCGAGATAGAAGGCTGCGGTTGCGTTCTCTACTTCCATAATGGCCGATGCGCTGTATCGCTCATTTATGTCTTGCAGCAACGTGCTGAGTTCATCGTTCTGCGATTCTATTCCCCCCAATAACTCGTGCAGCACAGCCCCTTCTTCAGTGGCCATCGCCGTCAATGGGTCATATGTTGCTAAAAGAATATCTGCCTCTTGCTCGTTGACATCCAATATCAAGACAGGTACTACCTCATTCGGTGTCATCTCTTGCCTCAAGTGTCCATCTATCAGAATGAGTTTCCCTTCGTTCTCATATGCTATAAGCGCACCCGCATATCCAATGTTTTCAAGTACGGCTTTCATGCCATCGTGCTGCCACTTTGGATGCCTTCTCCAGTTCTTGATGTTGGGCAACAATTCCGATGCCTTCACCTGTCTCAGTTCCTTGATGCGGTTTCTAATCTGCATATATTGCCTCGCAATTCAGAGGTCGAAAATTGTGAAAAAAATCTGTGAGCGGTAGACACATACGGTCTTAAAATCGCTGTGTAAATAATTCCTTGTTCCACTACATCTTGTGTGCTGTGAGCTGACGGAACCACAATATATAGTGTTGGTATCGTCATGCTATTACCCCAGCGAAACGTTCCTGTCCGATCTTGTCTATCCTATCAAGAAGCATCGGAGCCTCCGGTGCGCCTTTGTGAAGGTCACGGTACACGTCAAGGAAATCTCTGAGTGCTTGGTTCCAACTCATCACGTCAATCCTGACTCGTGCCTCAATCTGCTTGGGTGCGTCCAGCCCTAACAGAGAAGCCCTTCGCTCTTGGATACGGAGGGCTGTGCCTATTGCGCCCTGATCTCCAGCAATGACCGAGGGCCAGATAGGGAACTGCATCTGGTCGAGTCGCTTCAATTCTAATTGGCGTACAGCCTCGGTGCTTTCGCTCATACCCTGTGC